GAAGATGGTGTTGAGTATGATGAGACAGGAGATGGCACTATACAAGTTTCTGAAAGAGAGCCTTTACATGGATTTAGAAGATTGACTAGATAATGGCTATCAATCTTAATATCAAAACAAATCAAAAAGAGATTGCTAGAAAATTTAAACAGTTCCAATCAAAGATACCAAGAGCAATAGATAAAGGTTTATTACAAGCTGGATTTCAGTTAGTTGATATAATTAGAACTAAGACAGCTAAAGGTGTTGATTTTAAAAGCAGACCATTTGCTCCATATTCAGAGGGTTATCTAAAACAATTACAAAGAGAGGGTAAAAAAACAAATGTTGATTTATTCTATTCAGGAAGAATGTTAGGTGCATTGACACCAAGTAGATCAGTAAAAAAAACAGGAAGAAACAAAGTTAGTGTTGCTTTTACAAATGCACAAATGATTCAAAGAGCATTATTTAATCAAGTATTAAATGAGCCTAAAAGAGAATTTTTTGGCTTTGATAAAAGAACAGAAGATATTATAAGTAAGCAATTCAACAGATTTGTTGAAAAAGAATTAAGTAGAGTAAAACTATGAGTGTAAGAGAAAATATAGCATCCAATTTATTATCAACTATTTCAGGTATATCTAGCCCAGCAATAAAGAAAGCTACAAGACAACCATTTATTTTAGACGAGTTATCAGACAAACAATATCCAGCAGTAATAGTTCAAACATCTGAGGAAACAAGAGAAGATGCTGAAATCGGAAGTGGTGCAAAAACAAGAATAGGCACTATAGATTTTGTAATATTAGGATTTGTAAAAGGTGCAGAAGCTAATATTGATACTAAAAGAAACGAATTAATTACAGCTATTGAAACAGAGTTAGAATCTGATATTACAAGAAGTGGCAACGCACTTGATACAGAAGTGACAAGTGTAGAAACAGATGAGGGTACATTGTTTCCTATTGGTGGTATTAGAATGGTTGTTAGATGTACTTATGAGTTCCAAGCTGGAACTCCATAAACAAGGAGAAGATATGGCTAGTAAAGATAAAATTATTGATAAGATAGAAAAGAAAATAGATAGTATTGAGAAATTACATGACAAAGAATCAATGTTATGTGAAGAAGTGAAAGACTTACTTGCTGATCTGAGAGACCAAGAGGAAGATGAGAAGTGGGAAGATGACTCAGAGGATGACTTTGATGAAGATATGGATGACGAAGATATTGACGATGAAGAAGAAAACTAATATAAACAAATTAATTATAGGAGAATAAAATGGCAGTACATCATGGAAAAGAGGGCGAAGTAGTAGTAGGTGGGTCAGCAGTTGGCGAACTTACATCTTTCACTCTTGAAACAACAGGAGATGTTGTTGAATCTACACAAATGTCAGATGGTGCTAAAAGTTTCATAGCTGGTAGAACATCTTTTTCAGGAACTTTAGAAATGCACTTTGACGAAGCTGATAGTGTTCAAACACAATTAACAGCTGGTGCAAGTGTGACTTTTAAATTATTACCTGAGGGAAGTTCAACAGGAGACAGAAAATTTGAGGGTGCTGGTATAATTACAGGTATGTCTGTATCACAGCCTTTAGATGGTATTGTTTCTAGAAGTGTGACTTTTCAAGGAACTGATGCTTTGACAATAGGAACTGAATAATAATTTATGTCAATTATTGACAGAGCCAAATCACATTTTGAGGGTATAGGTATTCAATCTATCGAAGTTCCTGAATGGAAAGACGATGATGGAAAACCTACTGTAATCTATTGGAATCCAATAAACCTATTTGAAAAAAATAAACTTTTTCAAAGATCAGACAATCTATCAGATGTCAGTATTCTAGCTGATATAGTTATCTTAAAAGCTTTAGACAAAGATGGTAAAAAAGTTTTTAAATTAGATAGCAAAATGGATTTGATGACCAAAGTTGATTCTGACGTTTTATCTAGGATAGCGACAGCTATGGTAAATGTGATCTCTCCTGAAGAAGTAAAAAAAAACTAAAATTTACACCTGAATTAAAAAATTTACTTATAGTTGCTGATAGGCTAAAAATAACTTTATCTGAACTTTTAAAAATGGAAGTTTGGGAGTATAACCATTGGGTTGGTTATCTATTTGATGAAGTTGAAAGCCAACAAGAAGCTATGAATAAAACAAGGAAATAATGGCACAAAACCTTAAAATAAATATACTTGCAAAGGATAAAACTAAACAAGCCTTTAATGGTATTAAAGGTAGATTACAAAAACTTAAAGATTCTGTAATTTCTGTCAAAGGTGCAATAGTTGGTGTAGGTGCTGGTCTTGTAATAAAATCATTTGTTAATGTAGGTAAATCAGTTGAAGATTTACAAGTAAGATTAAAACAATTATTTGGTAGTACACAAGAGGGTGCTAAAGCTTTCCAAGTGATGACAGACTTTGCATCACAAGTACCTTTCTCATTAGAACAAATACAAAACGCATCAGGAAATTTAGCTGTTGTAGCTGGAGATGCAAATAGATTATCAAAGATATTAGAGATTACAGGTAATGTTGCATCGGTCACAGGATTAGATTTTCAAACAACTGCTGAACAAATACAAAGAGCATTTGCTGGTGGTATAGCTTCAGCAGATATATTTAGAGAAAAAGGTGTTAGAGATTTATTAGGTTTTAAAGCTGGAGCAACAGTATCAGCAGAAGAAACAATCAAAGCATTTGAAAAAGTATTTGGTAAAGGTGGTAAGTTTGGAACAGCTACAGATGAACTTGCAAACACATTTACAGGTACACTTTCTATGTTATCAGATAGTGTATTTAAGTTTCAAAAGAGAGTAGCTGACAAAGATTTTTTTGCATCACTTAAAAAAGAATTTAAAGATTTAGATGGTTTTATAAAAGATAATGAAGCTACTTTTAATGATATTGCAGATGCTATTGGTGGTGCTTTAGCTGGTGCAGTTAAATTATTATCAGGTGCGATCAAAGGAATAGCAATAGCAGTTGATGGTGTGACAACTGCTTACGAATTTTTAATACAAACACTAAACAAATTACCATTAGTTAATATTAAATTAATTACAAAAGAACAAAGACAGCTTCAAAGAGAATTAGAAAATTATGAAGATACTATAATGAGAATAGCAAGACTAAGAGATGAAGAACTTAAAAATAGTATTAAAACTTCATTAGTACAAAAAGACTCTACTAAAGATACAAAGAAACAAAAACAAGAAATTAAAAATATACATGAAGCACATCTACAATTTAAAAAACAAGTAGAAGCAGAAAATTCTTTAAGAATAGAAATATTAGATAAGATTACAAAACAAAATGAACAATTTAATTTATCAAATGAAATTTTTAATGGAATAAATAATTTAGCAAGTGGATTTTCAAGATCATTAGCAGAAGCATTAGTTCTTGGTAAAAGTTTAAATATGTCAATGAAAGAATTAGCACAAAGTCTTTTGGTTGATATTGTTGCAAAAACAATAGAAAGAATTGCTTTGATGGGTATTGAAAAAATACTTAGTGAAACTTTATTTAAAAAAGAAGAAGATAAATTGACATCCATGAAAAAACAAGAGTCATCATTAAAAAGACAGATTGCTTTACAAATGGTATTAAGTGCTATGGGTGGTGGTAGTGGTGGTGGTTTAAAACTATTTGCTTCAGGTGGTGCTGTTAGAAAAGGACAGCCAACTATTGTAGGAGAAAGAGGAGCAGAAATGTTTATACCAAACTCATCAGGTCAAATAGTTCAACACGCAAGAGGTCAAGGTAGTGGTGGAGTAAATGTGAACTTCACAATCAACACAATAGATTCAAGAGGATTTAGTGATGCTTTACAAGAGAACAGAGGTACTATAACAGGAATAATAAACAATGCTTTAGCAGAAAAAGGAAGAAGTGAGTTAGTATAATGAGTGGTGCATTTCCAATATCAACATCTAAATTTGAAACACTTGGTATTAAGTCTGTTCAAAATACAATTATATCAAAATCAATCTCAGGTAAAAAACTTTCAAGACAGGTAGATAATCAAAGATTTGGTTTTACTGCTAGAATTATTACAGCAAAAAGATCAGATGTTTATGGAGAACTGATGGCTTTTATTATGAAACAAAGATCATCTAAAGAAGATTTTACAATAACTCCACCTGAAG